ACTGGTAAAGCAACGAAAGCTTTCCATTTCCAAGTTTGCAGATGACGGTCCCACTTTGTGTGGGGTGAAGCCATCATTACATCCTGGTCCACCATGAAATAACAGTCCGGGTTTAGGCCTTTGGTTATACGGCCAACATACCGGTATCTCACAGGAACTCGATTGTACAACTCCTCGCGGAACCCTCCTAGGAGGGCGACCGTTCTGGAATTGCGTAAAGTGCCGTTATGAGCGGACATCAGGTCGGCTGAATTCACCAGCCTTCTGTCACTCACGAAAGGACGTACGTCCTCTCCGTCGAAATAGTCACCCCCACACGATTCCCTGAAAGGACCCGTCAAAAACGTTTTGGAAACGTTGGTCTGGAATCCACAGTACTTTAGAAGCTCGATCACGTAGAGCGCTCTGCTACGACGAACTATGATGTCATCCCCATAAACGGAGAAATCATCACACCCCGCCGCGTGGCAGATCGATGCGAAAATCAAGCTTTCGAGTGGGAAGCAAAAGCCATTACCCATAGATACAAACCCCTCATAATCTGACCTCTTGCCGTCAAGCTCGTAGCCTGAGCAGCGAAGAGAATCGAGGAATTCGAACCACTCTAGGGTGGATAATTTCTTGACCAACTCCGTTACCAGCGAACCGCTGGCATTGGTTAGATCGATAGTTACCCAGGGGTCGTTTTGCAACCAGTTTTTACTCCCTAACGCCGCGAGGCGCTGGTTCTTGGACTGGTCACTCAAATCTATCCCATTGAGGAGTAGTCTGCTCCTCATGTATAGATCAACCCCCTTCTGAAGAAAGTTATTCAGAAGTGGCTCAACAGCAATAACACGCTTGGTTAGTGCTGTCTTATTTACGAAGCCAATCTTATTATTGTCTACGATAACTACACGCGCTCTTACCAGCTGTTCGAAAACGGCTGGATCATAGCATTTGATAACTCCCATCTCTGAGAGAACAATATCTCGGGCGTGGACGTTACTCCACAGAGCGCGTATAGCATAATCGAGGGCTGGCCTAGTCACGGTCCACGGCCCATTCCATTTCTGAAACAGGTTAGTGGCATTGCCGTGAGTACCAAGTGATGCCCCCCCACTTAGATCGCATTGTCGTAACACCGTCTCTTCCGAGAAGGCGCCCAGTACCTTCCTCACATATTGCCGAGCTCTTTCGAGAGCAAAGACATGAGGTTTTGTTTTGGTACTGGAACGAGCCTGTTTAAGGGCTCTCAGCTTACGGTTAGTCCAGCGGTTGCGTCGTTCCCCCTTTAGAAAGGTTGCCTTTGCGGCTTCCTCAGGGCGAAATTCGTCGCTTTCCCATGGATACTTCCGTATTAGATTTGCGATCTGGTTCCCCTCGAAATGCGATGAGGGGTCCTCGTACATCTGTGAGGACAAAGAACCGGCTATGGAAACCGCCAGCTTTAGG